TTCCAACCCGGACGTGCTAAAACAGCTAGACGTTTACAGCCATATTGACGTCCTAAATTTTCAATGGTTCGAGCTGCTCCTTCTTGCCACAGCTCTCTTTTTTCTCCTTTTAATAAAATAACTTCTACCTGTTTAAAATTGGGTAGTTGTTGAATTCGAGTAACAAAACATCCGAAGACTTTATATTTCTCACCATCATCCGAGCCGAACATCATAAATAATTGATATTCTCCCGTATTAATTTTTTCGCGCATAGCCCTACTTGACATTGGGTTCCCATCAAATTTTAAACCCTCTGCAATCATAAACTGAACCAGAGACCAATAACGATGAAGATCTTTGGGTTCAATAAATAAAATATTAATTTCTTTTTTAATTTGTTCTTTGTGTGCCAGCATTTAATAAATCAAAAATCCTTTTAAATTTTGCTTGTTGTTTGTAAAAAAAATCAGCACCTTTTCTACGCATTTCTTTTTCATCTTTAGGACTAGCCCCTTCAATAAGGCCTGCTCCTAAGATAGCATCCGTTCGTGAAACAAATTCACCATCGGCTAACTGAGCAAGAATAGTATCTTTATTTTTACTTCCTGCTCCACTACCATCTTCAATATACCCATCTGCTTTAATATAATTGTTATAGTCTTTGTCATTATGAGTCATCTTTGAAGGCATAAAACTTACACCCCCTTGAGCATATTTTTGAACAGGAAGACTAGCGAGTCCCCCAGTTTTATAGCTGTATAAATTTTGTGTAGAGTATAAAGGTTCAGATCCATAACTTGCACGCTTACTTAAACCTGAGGTTAATTTACTTTGTCTTGCGTAAGCTTCTTTGTAAGGTGTCTCATCAAATTTAAATTCGTCATCATCTCCTAATAAAGCACCCCCACCTACTACTGCAGCTGAACCGTATCCAATTTTTTCTGCTGTGCCAAGTTTGTCCCACCAACCTCTAATGCCACCACCAGGTTTAGGGAGGGCTGCTGCTTTTGTTGTTTCACCTATTGCTGGAATACTTTGAAGTTTAGCATGGGCTGTTGAGCCTATTGCAGGAGCTGTTGTAGCGGCTTGAGGAGCTCCTAATGCCATTGTAGCGGCTCCGGTGTGTCTTAATTGGGCGCCTAGTGTAGCTCCTGGAAGAGAACTAGCTGTTCCTTGACCAAAAGTTTGCATTCCAGGCATTCCCATAGTGCCAGCAAATTGACCTATACCTCCTGCTAAAAGGGCATCCCTTAGGGATCTCTTTGATGATTTTCCTCGTAGTTTCTGTATGCCAAAAGTGGCCAAAGCTAATGTAAATGGATCCATAATAAATACTTAAGTATTTACCATTTTACCTATATATAGGGGGCTTCGCAATATCCCAGCCCTGTCTAATTTTAAGCAAAATTAAGTGGTAGGGTAGAATTTTTTAACAGGTTTAGATGGAGGTTTTTTAGAATCCAGTTTACTTAGTTCATCAAAAAGACGCCCTCTATAAATAGACTCTCCAATATGATCAATGGATTCGTCTACTAGGGCATGAATTTTTCCACCCATACTGGTCCATAGCTTACAGAAATAAAAATCTTCTCCTAAATAAGTTTTATCTTTGTTACTCCAATAGGTATCAAAGAAGTTATAATAATTAGGTTTGTCTACTAGTTTACCATTAATCATAGTTTTTTGTTTAATAGTTAATTCCGGGTATTCTTTAACTAATTTTTCCAAAGCACTTCGTTTAATCATCATACAGCCCGCAGGTCCTTTATTAATTTCTAAAAATCCCTCTTTAATAGTAATATGTCCTAAATCAGGAATCTCCACTGGAAAAATATGACCCAATGATTCAAGATCAGCATCCGGTCGTTTCTTATAATCATGTACAAACTTCTCTCGATACGTAGTTTTCATAGGGTAAGGGACACAAGATACCTCATAAGGAGAAGCAAACATTCGATAAATAGCCCGTGGGCTAAAAGAAATATCGGAATCAATAAAACACATGTGGGTTGCGTTGCTACTTAAGAAAGCTGATACACAAAGATTTCTTCCTTGAGTTACTAAACTACTTTTCATAATTTGAAAAGTAATACTAGTATGATTTAATAAACATTCTTTTTGGAGATCCAAACAAGATTTCATATAATGTAAAGAAACTTCAGAATGAACTGGAGTAGCTATGAATAAAGAATCATTTTTCTTTATTTTAGCAACGTCTTCGATGCGTTGCTTTTGGGTATCTTCAAGTCTCTTTTTTTGATCTGCGTCTAAACTCACTAATTGCTCCTACTAAAAATCGTTGCCAAAATTGACCAACATGTTGCCAGTCATAATACCTTTTATAAAATTCAACTTGAAATTGCAAGGCATCTGTTAAGTTTTGTTTAAGAAGAGTAGATTTAAGGTCTTTGAGGGTATCTCGAAATTGTTCTTTTAACTTCTTTTTATCCGTGGTGTAAGGAACGTAGATTGGAAATTCACTACATGTTTCCGGTAAAGCTCCGAGATCCGTGGTGATTACAAGCAACCCTGCAGCTAAAGATTCCATGGCACTAATACAAAAAGTTTCTTCCCATGTGGAGGGGTGTACGCTTAGATCATAAGAGGGCAGAATTTTAAGAAGTTCTTTATGAGACAAATATCCTTTATAATTTACATTCGGTAAACTCTCAGCTTTTTTATATAAGCTGGTAAAATTACTATCGTTTTGTTGTTTGAAGCTATCTCCATAAATTTGGGTGCTGGAATAAACATCGAGCTCAAAATCTGGATCCTTGAGCTCTTCCATCACGTTTAATAGGACATCGAGTCCTCGCCAGGGAGTAGAAAAATAAATTAATTTAATAGGAGTTTTAAAAGTAAAATTAGTTTTAGGAATTAGTTCTTTGTAATCAATTGCATTTTTAATAACGGTGCATTGATTCGTGGGGATATCAAAAAAGTAACGGTACTTTTCATAGTTCCAATGTGAATTAAAAACATACCATTGATATTTACTATGGTTCGCTTTATTTTTAAACCAGGGGGCTACATTAGGTTGATCGTAAGAATTTTTAATCCATAGAATATTAGGGCGAATAGGATTAAGGGGTTCTTTTTCAGGAACAGAGGTTGTAATTTGAACTTCGTCAAAAAACATATTCGGAACATATTTTCTTAAGTAATCAAATTGAATTTCAGTTCCGCCATAAGGTTGCATTATAATTTGGTTTTACCAAAAACTTTTAAAGATGCAACTGTTATTTCTACGTCTTGTGAAAAATCCTCTTGTTTAGTATCGGTTAGTGGGTCGGATACATCCTTTTCAAATTCATCTTTGGAAGCATAAATTTTTCCTGTACGCTTATTTTTAACAACTTCTTTAGCCGTTGCTGGTATTACCGGTACTTCATTTCCATTTACGTTTTGTACTGGATAGTCTTTTCCATCTATATTTTTATATTTCATCCTTGTCCTCTATTGCGTGAACGCTTCGGGGTACGTTTACTATATTTTTTAGCATGACGTCCTGGTCTTTTCCGATGCGTTCTTTTTTTATAATTACTAACGCCAAATAATGGCCTTTTTTTAGCCATTCTCGTTTGTTCGATTAATTAAAGCATAAGCAATACTTCCTGAAACCACGTCCGTGTTGGTGCAGGACATTTTTAAAGCATCACTTTCTTCTAAAATTAAACTATTCCCTTGTACAATATTTACAGTCGAAACGGAAGAGAGCACGTTACGACCAATAATATAATTGGTTGTTACACTATTATCAAATAATTTAGTTGTGACGGTGGTATTGGCCGTCGAGACATTAGCAGTTTGTATATTTTTAATAATCGCTCGAGATTTATTATCAATCGTTAATACCGTAGTGAGCGTGGTACTCGTTAATGAAAACTGAGAATTTTTATATTGAATAGTCATGAGATAAATAAATTAAAAGCTTCTTGTTCATTCTTCAGATCATTTTGAAATGAAGTATTTAATTGACTTTGCATTGTTCGCAAAGCTTCTTGAATTTGTCTTTGATTAGACGCAGTATATTTATCGGTTGGTTCAGGAATGTGTGCAGTAATTTTAGCCATTATCTTCTTCCATCCTGGTTTGCATCAAATCTAAATAATCCATAACGCCAACTTTGTCCTGTTTTATCGGATTCTAATTGAACACTGGCTAAACGACTTCGAGCCCGTGTCCATACTTGTTGAGTTGAAGTGGAAATTTTAAAAGGTCCTAAAGAAGAACTGGCTGCAGTGTCGTTTGGAAATCTTCTTAAATAAATACTAATATTAACAGTTCCACTTAGTTCTTTAAAATCAGGAATAAATCTTCTTACATTCATATAATATTCTCCATCTCCATCGATATCTAAATCAAAATCTCCGGAACGAAGAGAGGAAGAAATAGCCGTGGTTACAGTTCCAGTTGAATATAATCGTGATTCATCTGTCCCTGTTTCTTGGTCAAATAAAACTGTGCTGCCATTTGAAGCTCCTCGAATAGTGGGGAACGTCGGTATATTATTTGCATAATAACGTGTCGCTTGGGGAAGAGCAAAAACACTTGCATCTGCCCAGCTTGTTCTGTCTAACGTTCCTGTAGTCCACACCCCTGCATCATAATTAAAAGATACAATTCGATCAATTTGAGTAGAGCCACTTTTAGGATAAAACCATTGCACTTCTCCATACAAATTATTGTGACCCGCATACACAATGTCACTGCCCGTATCAAAATTAAATCCTAAATTACTGCCTGTTGTTTTAAAAACAAAATCTTCTACTAAACATGGTAAAGTTTTCACTGTACCATCAAACATGAAGAAGCCCCCTGAGATTCCCATCCAAAAGACACGCCCATTAGCAAATACTAAAGAGTGTTGTCCTACAGCGCCACAACCTGATCCTACTTGTCTAATACTAAAAGTAAAAGGAGGGCCTACAAATTGCATGGTATAGGCTGCTTGATCGGTGACAACTAAAATATAATCTTTTCCTTGAATAGCCCCTACAATTCGGGTGCCTTGATCCAGTCTCATAGTTCCAGCTGTATTGGTTGAAATTGGAGTATAGTCTGACATATTTTCTTGATCCGAAAATCGAAGATACATTTTATCTTGAGTAGCTGTATCTCCAATTGTCGTTTCAGTTCCAAAATGAATTAAATGTCTATCTCGATCCGATACTAAAGTCATTACAGATTTAGTTGGAGCTCCGGCGACTACCGTGGCTCGTGTTTCGAGAGGGTTAGGCGCAGAAGGATCCCACTCAAATGTTTTACCATTATGAATCGTAGCAACTAATTTTTCACCAAAGTTATCTAAGGACCAACTTCCAGGAGCTAGGGTTACTGAAGAAGAAGCTCTTGCTGTTCCCCATGTACTCAAGCCCCAAGTAGCAGTACCAAAACCATATTGATAAGTTTGAGCAATTGGACCGATGGTAACATAAGGTTCTACATCAACGTTTCCTGCTGAACTCATCCCCGATCCTGTTTCTGCTGTCGCCATGACAACATTAAAGCTGTTATTACTTCGAGCTTGAATTTCAAAAACAATATTAGAAGTAAAATCAGCGTTAGTAAAATTAGTGGTTGCTGGAATTGTTGTATTAGCAAAGAGAATATACTGGCCTTCTTCTAAGCCATGAGAACTACGATCAATCGTAATAGTCGTAGAGCCTGTTGTAGAAGTCATCGAACACGTGGCCACCGTACTCGCTAAAGGGGTGATATCGTAGAAGGTATCTCCCGTATATAAATTCAAAGTTTTATTGGTTCCGATAGCAGCCAATTTAGTGCCGTCTAAAGCACTCCACGTATGTATGGCTCTCGAAGCCCCAGCTAGTTTATCGGCATTATTTTGTTGCCACCCTCCTATTTTTTCAGGAGAACCATAACGGAATCGAACATTATCCCCATCGATCCATCGTCCTTCTGCCTGGGTAGCTGTTTGTTGCTTATCAAAGCCAGGGGCTATTGGTATTTTTCTAAGTGCCATATCGTCATTTTATCACTTTGTACGATTGGAAGTAAGAAGGGAGACCTAAAAAGGGTCGTTTATCAAACATGTTATTTACGGCATCTTTTGAAGAAGCATCATTATAATGCAAAAAAACTTGAGCACAGTTGTCTCCAGTAAAAGGCTCTCTCCAATGTTCCAATTCGCAACCCCTATACATTAACATATCTCCAGCCTTTAAATCTACTTTAACCCCTTTTTGATTTTCTTTGCCTGTGGGTTCTAAATAAATAGACCAGGGCTCTCCTCCAAGATTTAGAGTAGTTGATATCTCACAGGAAAAACGATCTTTATGACGTTTAAGTATATCCCCTTTTTTATAGATGCGAACGTAAGCATAAGTTTCAAATAATTTAAGACCGGATTGCTCTTCCATTAAAGGTTTAAGGCCTTCTAAAATAGTTTCCATTAAAGGATCGGCATAATGAGACCAGGTTTCAGGGATTTGTTTATCAGCCCAACTTCCCCATTCTGTACAATAAGGAGAAATATAATGCTGATCAAAAAGAAAACGAGCAATTTTTCTTTTATTTAAAAGATAACGATAAGCAAGTTCAGCAACATCTTTCGTTAAGACTCCAGGTAAAATTTTATAATGATCATTATTAAAACTCATTGATAAGGCCATCCTAAATTCCAAACCACTAAACTATGACGAGTCCCTTGAGTAACAGGTCTTACTCGATGCCATACAAAACTAGGAAAAACAACCAATGATCCTTTTTCACTTACTTCTGTGCATTTCTTAATAGTAGGTTCTTTACCATCTGAATTTCTAAAATCAAATTCTAATTCGCCCCCTTTAAAATTTTTACTATCTGATAATAAAAGAGTCATAGAAAGTTTTCGGCGCTTTTTATGGTAGTTGGGCCAATGGGGTTTATTATAAGGGAGCGAAGAATCATCACAGTGCCATGTATAATGTTGCCCTTTAGAGTAGGTGGTAAACTGGCAAGCTTCGGTAAAATCCCATTGAAAATTCCAACCCGCATTTCGATTGGCTTCATGAATATAAGGTTGAATTTCTTTATAAATCCATCGGTCACTCATCCATACGATATGTGAATCCCTTGTTTTTTTTAAATCTTTATATTCCCCTTTAGTAAGAGGGGCTTTACTTAAATCTCTGTGATATTTAAAAGTAGAAGCAATTTGTTTTTTTTGTGCTAATCCATACTTAAGAATATCATCACAAATATGTTGTGGGATGACTTTTTGAAACCACCAATAATATTGAGTAAGATTCATTTATTCTAAAATAAATGATTTAATTAGAAAAGTAAAGTGAGGGCTAGTGATTTGAGATATATCAAATATGGGATATGATAAGATAAAACTTTTCGTTCCTTAAAAATTTTAAGACGCAGGTAAAGGGTCGTGCTCTTGGGTAAGAGCTTTACTACGTACATTATCAATGTTTTTAAGTAAAGTACCTAATGAATTTTGTCCTGCTACAATAGGATCTCCAATAAGATCCCATGATTTAGTTCCATCATTCCAGCTATAATGTTCGCCGTAAGGGCCTCCGGGTATAGCTCCCACAGTATAAGCTTTCCATGTACCTAAATCTTCATCCCATGCAATTTCGTATTTAGTATCTACTCCGTCTTTGTCATAAGTTAAAGTAGTAGGGTAATCTATTGGAGCTTGCCACTCATTATCTGCATCCTTTGCCCATGAAAGATAAGGTTGAGAATGGATAAAAGTATCTGTGCTTGAATCATAGGTTGCTCCTTTATTAGCAGATCTTTTTCTAAAAGCTGGAGGTTTTGTTATAGAATATTCTTTATAATAAGAACCCCCCTGAGAAAATTTTAGAGTTTGAGCACACCAATTTTCATCAGCATGATCCGGGCAGACCACTGTATTTACAACTAAATTATTACTATCAATTTCTGCAAAATATTTTGCCATTTATTCTCCTTATGCCGATGGCCATGTTCCGGCCACGATTCGGTCATATTGTGTTCTTAATCTAAACATTCCTGTGCCACTTCCTTGAAAAGAAACAGCCGTTTCTCTAACGACAGCAAAACCATCGCCACCATCACCAATTCCTTGTCCAGCATAGGCTGATCCTCCGCCAGCACCAAGTCCTTGAACTCCGTCATTTGGTGGATTTTGAGTTGCGCCTGCGTCTCCTGCGCCTCCTCCGCCACCACCTCCGGGTGCATGAGGTCCGCCTTGACGTGCATTCGCACATCCGCCGCCTCCGCCACCATAAGTTGTACCTGATGGAGAAGCTGTTGGACTACCATAATCAATTGGGGATCCTGGGCCACCTGCCATTGGGCCACTCCCATTTTGTCCTGTTCCTCCGATGCCACCTCCGCCAGCGCCACGCGCTTGGGGGCCACCGGTTCCTCCGTTATTTCCTAAACCTGAACTTCCTGAGACTCCTGGTTGAGCAGGTTGTGTTGCTGGTCCACCTGGATTATCTCCTTCTTGTCCACCACCACCGCAACCACCAGGTCCACGGTTTCCTGCACCGCCACCTTTAGCAGTTAAATCAAATCCTGTTGTATCGCTACCTGTAGTTGCTGGAGAAGGATAAATTCCTCCGGCTCCTATTGAAATAGGGTAAGCTGTAGCTGCTGAAATAGGATGAGCTGCAACTTTAACTGCTCCTCCAGCTCCGCCTCCGCCAGTTCCTCCTCCTCCACTAATGCCTGATCCCCCGCCAGCTAATAAAAAAATATCAGCTACGGTTTGACCGGCTTGAGAGGTAAAAGTTCCTGAGGCTGGAAAACTTGTAATTTTTTCAGTCGTAGATCCAGGTCCAGCTGCTGTTGGATTATTTACTCCAATAACTCCGCCTTGATTATAAGGCATACTTATCTCCTATGTTGTAGGCCAGTTACCGGCTAAGATATGAGAGAATACTTCCCCAATAGTCCACATCCCACTAGCCACTGTTGAAGTGGGAGCGTTCTCAGGGCCAATAATCCCTCCGTTAGATCCTAACATTTACTGTCCTCGTTTAATTAGTCAATTATCGTATCGTACGCAATTGTACAATCTAGTTTGGAAGCTACGTCTCCGCCACCTTCAACCGTCATACCTTCTTCAAGGTAGAACGAGGTGTTTTTGTCGCTTACTACTAGTGCTGCATTAGCTGGTACAGAAATTGTACTTGCTAACTTACGTGTATTTGTACCGTCATCAATCTGAATAGTTACTGTATGTGTAGTAGTTGTAATATTTGTTACAACAATACTATTGATTTTGTAAACATAGTTTGATGCTGCTGCGTTAACAACTAGTGAAGTACCAACAGTTGCACTAAGGGCAAACGTTGTTGTATACCCTATGATGCCTGATACATTCACTATATTTGGTGCTGCCATGATTTATCTCCTTATTATTAAAAATTACCCAAATACCATTGCCATTGCAATAGATTTACCTGTTGATGCTGGAATAAAAGATGAAAACGATAACCCTTTTGAGGCATCGGTTTGCAAATAGCATCCACTTTTGGCTCCATCAGAAGAAGGAAGATCAAAAGTTAAACTAGAGGAAACTGTTCCTGGAGCTCTTAACCCCACGTATTGATTTCCTGTTGTATCTTCAAACCTAACTTCGTTTTGATTCGGTAAATTAATTTGTGAACACGCCGCTAAGACATCAACGACATTGTTACCATCCGAATAAAGAATTTTATGCCCTTTATCTGTAGTGCTCCATGTTGTTCCTGTTCCAGCTGCGGTTTTAAATGTAACTGCGTATGCACCTGAAGTAGCATTGCTAACAACTTTTGTTGCCATACCATCAGGAATAGTTACGTTTACACTTGAAGTAAGAGTTCCTCCCATACTAATGTTGTGATTTCGTCCATTAGATAATGAACCATCACTAACGGCTAGGGTTGCCCCTGTCGTTGCATTAAGAGTTACTCCTGTATATCCAACAAGACCTTGTTGAATAAGTTTCAAGTTTGTATTTGTAATATCACCCCAAAGGCCGGATTTTTCACCCGTTACCATTAGTTCTAGTGAAAGACCACTCGAATAACTTGAAGGCATAATTTAAAACTCCTTTTATAATTTTTTATCTTTGATTGTATTTTACTTTACGCCGCTAACTCTGTCCATACCATGCTCACATTTGGATTAATTTCAGTCCATATGCTAGCAGTAAATGTACCCGTCGCTGTAGTTAAACTTACGCCTGTCACAGCGGGATCAACACTGGATCCTGCAACCACTACAGCTGCAACGATTTCTGAAAGGGCTAAACCTGTAAGAGTAACTTTTGCATTAGAAAGTGTAGATTCATTACCTAATGCTAATGTAGCCGAGACTCCAGTAACAGAAGTAATT